GTCTGATTAGAAGTTCCAAAATAAAAGTAAGCATTTCCCATATTTCTTTCATCACCTGGTTCAACCCAGGCTATAGTTTCTGTTCCATCAATATGAATATAAAAATAATCATAATATTCATTAGGCTCAAGAGTATAAAGAAGAGGGTTATCTACTATAACAGTACAAAGTTGGGATACAGGATCCCAAATTCTATTTACGTAATTAACTGTACCGATAGATCTTGTTATATTTGTATCCGAATTAGTAACATATAAAGATAAAGTAGAACTATTAATTGTTCTTGAAGAAAAATCATCTACCATTCCAAACGGATTAGCAAGTACTGAGGTAGTTTCCATTCTTCCGGTATAAAGACCAGAGAATATGTATCTATAAGACGATCCATGTGGCCCTTGAGAAACTAGTGAACTGTAAGGTAAAGATTGATGCCAAACTCTATCCACATCTTGATATGTAAGATCACCCCCAGTTAAGCTTATAATTTCATAATCTCCAGAGATAGGTCTCGACAAATTACCACTCCACACCACCTCATCTCCTGCATATACAGCATGAAGTTTATCTATAGGACCTAAACAAATTCCCATAGCCCACGACAAGTAGTATTCATAACCTGTAACAACATCTTCTCCTCCTCCAGTTCCTTTTCCTCCTTCTACTTCTTGTGTAAGCTCAACAGTTCTATTCCCAAAGTAGTGGAATATATTTCCAGATAATTTCGTAGTTCCTAAAACATCTGGAATATTTAATCCTTCAACCGCAGATGGAAATGCTAATTCAGCAAGTTGAGGCTGACCAGGTGAAGGGACATCCGGAGCAAGAGCATCCATAAGTAAACCAATACCCATACCAATAGCAAATCCGGCTACTGCTCCCCAAGGACCACCCCACAGGAACCCAATTATCCCATAAGTAATACCCGAAAAAATAGCACTCATAATTTCTCTTCTTCCCTTCTAACTCTCCATTTCCTAAATTCACTACTTTCATTCATTACTTCAATCAATAAAGAATCATACCTACCTGTTTTGTAACTAAATAAAAAAGTTCTCGACTTTACTGCTTCCTCCAAAACTATCGTAGACCAAGTAGGAGTTAAAATAGTATAGATAGAAAACTCTTGCCCTATAGAAGAATACGGCAAACAACTAATATAGGGTGACGTACTCCGACAGTTATTTAAGTAGAAAGATTTATCCATACCAAAGTAACCACAGATAAAACCTATCATGTCACTTTGGCATCCATAGACATTACCACTAAAATAATCCACAAGTACCCTATATCGTATAGCCTGTGGATTCCATTTTACACAAAAATCAGTTAGTTTTTTCGCTTGTTCTGCATCAGCAAAAACAATATTAAAAACTAGTTGATTATTATTTCTAAGTATATTTTCTATAGTTCGTGAAGTAGATTCCAATGTGTCCCGTAAAGTAATAGCCCACGTTATTTGAGAAACCGATGGAATCCCCTTCATAAATTCCTTAGACGATAGTTCCAAACCATTAGATAAAACTGTAATGTTATTATTCTTGTTATCAACTGCAAAATGCAACAACTCTGAAAGAGGTTTCCATATAGTAGGTTCTCCTCCACTAAGCCTAATCTTTGGAAAATTATCATCACTAAGTGCTACATCTCTTATTTTCATATACTTAACAATACTTGGAACGTCATCGACTTTTAATAAAGCCTCTTTAGCTTGCTCTATATCTATCTCCAAATTCTTCCAACCTGAATGTATTTTTTTAAAGTAACAATAAGAACAATTCAAATTACACTTAGAAGTCAAATTTATCATATTAACAATATTGTTGCGAATATCTCTATTAGATAAGACCTCCCATACATCTACATCTTTTTCTACAAGTATAAATTCTTTATTATGCTTGAGATATACACAGTTGTTATCTATAAACAAATCCTTTTCGACGACTTGTCTTCTTTTATTTAAAGAATGTACTATCATTCCTCCATCAACCTAAAACCATATGTCAACCGTTTATAATCCAAACTCCAATGGAATTTTTCTACTCCAATTCTAGATCTAGACTGCCAAGCATAACCATCGAAATAAAATGCAGCATGTGCAGAAATCTTACCAAATTTATACAACAATATGTCTCCATTCATAGGATTTCCAAAGCCTACTTCCTGTATCAAGGGATGGTTACGAAGATGGTTAGCAAAGCCCTCATCACTACTATGTAGATGGAAATCAGTTGAATAATCAGTTACTTTGAAATTATTTATTATTCCCAATTCAACCAAAACACAGCCTATGAAAAAAGCACAATCAACCCCAAGATGTTTGACTCCCGTATGATGTTTGAAAGGAGTATCCTTCCAACTTACAAGAACTTTATATAACTCATCTTTTCTTTCTTGAGTACTAAAAAATGGTTTCATATCTCTACTATGTCCAAGTTGCAGGATTATCAACTGGTATATCTGGAAATCCCAGTTGATTTATCAAATTATTAAATTTTGCTTCACAAGTTATTCTTGATCTATCACACCCAGCACTTACAATTATAGTATCACCAGGAACCATAGTAACAATGGGATATCTAAGCCCAATAGTCCCACCTAAATGACTAATAATCATCCTTGAATAATCACCAAAGATAAGATAACCGAGTGTATAATACCCATTAGTTTGAGAGGCAAGCTCAGCCGCTGTTAGCGACAATCCATCCACACTAATCGAATCTATCTCAACTGTTTGCGTAAAGTTATTTATATCCACAGTACATTTATCATCGTACAGAGTATGCTGGCATCCAGCTCCGTACCTATATCTTGGAACTACTTGATTTAGAAAATGTTCAAACCCAACGCACTTGACCCTGGCATCAGTACCTTTAAACGAAACGCTTTTCATTTGGCCAATAAAAATAGGAGTTGTTTCTTCTGTCAACATATCTCTATGTAATTTGTGAACTGAAATCCAAACCAAATTAGTAGGTATAACAGCTATAAACTGAGAAGCTGGCTCAGTAACCCTTGACATTGTAATATCAAGGGTATTTACTTCAAGTTTTTCATTATAAGATACTTTGGCTCTTTGTATAGGGGCAGGGGTATAAGTATGTCCGCCATAGACGATACTGACATCCCCACTAGTATGTCTATAATGAGTAGACCCTTTCCAAATATGATACAGCTCGGCAGGTTGTCGTTGAGTTCCTTCTTCTTTTGTTATAAATTCAGCACTCTGTGTTTTCATGCATTACCTCATTTAATCATACGAACTGGAACTACTACTTGAGCTCGAACTGCTACTTCTACTGCTTGACGATGAACTAGAACTTGATCTTGAAGAACTTGATGAACTACTTGATCTCGAACTACTGGAAGAACTCATCGAAGAAAAACTGGCTGAACCAGCACAACTGAACGAAGCCGAAAAATAATCACAATCTCCATAATCCCCAACATAAGAGCCTAAACCAGCCCAACCGGAAGCTATATCAGAATCAGTTTCTTCTTTATCCCAAATTTCTGATTCAGATGTACCATGCTCCCATATCCTATATTTTAAAGATGTACCAATAGCTCTAAATCTAATCCAATACCAAGTATCTTCGGACAATGCTTTTGATAAATAAGTACCGATTTGTGTACTAACACCACTTATACATTTATAAAGCACTACCCTATCTACATTGGCCTGAATACTAACAAAGTATCCTGTCTCACTACCAGCAGAACCAGAACCTCTTAAATAAACCCTCATTATACTGGCTCTTTGTTGATTCCAACGTACTTTAGCAAGTACTTCTATATCACTTGCAGTACCTATATCATCCCAAGATATAGCATAATCGTCATCTGCAGAATGATCAATTCTAAGAACTCTACCACCCTGCATCCCTGCTTCCGCAACAGTTATAGCAGTAGCATCATCTGTATTCCACCTTTCGGTCCAATCAGAAGGCTGGACTCCAATACTGGTATCTCCGAAATTGGTTAATAATAAAGTTGTAGAACAAGAGGAAGAACTACTACTTGAACTTGAACTACTCCGACTACTGCTTGAAGAAGATCTCGAAGAACTTGAACTAGATCGCGAACTTGAACTATTACTCATAGAGCTACTAGATCGTGAACTGGAGCTTGAACTGCTACTTGAACTGCTACTCGAACGTGAACTGCTACTTGAACTACTGGATGACGAACTACTTGAACTTGAACTTGAACTACTGCTACTGGATGACGAAGAAGAACTTGATCTTGAAGACGAGCTACTACTTGAGCTGGATCGCGAACTTGAACTTGAGGAACTACTGGAACTGGATCGAGAACTCGAAGAACTTGACCTACTTGAGCTGGACGACGACACACTACTGGTACTAGATGAGGAACTACTGCTTGATCGAGAACTGGACGAACTTGAAGAGGATGACGACAGCGAAGAGGTAGATTTAGATGAACTACTTGAACTTGAGATACTCCTACTGCTACTTGAAGATGAACTACTTGATCTCGAAGAACTTGAATTGGACAAACTACTGGAACTTGAACTGGAAGATTTAGATGAGGAAGATTTACTACTCCAACTACTTGATGATGAAGATTCTTCAAGAGGCACAGATCTAATTTTTATTGAAGCTTGGGTTATGTCCTCAGAATGATACATTATCTCAACTTCATCCATATTGAAACGGGAAATAGGAAAAAAACATACTAATAAAAATCCCAACTCATTGTAAGGACATGCCTTGCCTATAGCACTATCCAACTGTATTGAAGTAGAAGACGGGGCATCGATAATCTGACGATAAACTTGCGTACCATCTGGATATATTATAGCAATATAATCAGCATAAGTACCAGTCCCCCAATTAGTTTCCCAATAACTGGCAAAGTCAATATCTTCAATGATTATAGTATCATCAGAAGCATCTATAGCAGCAGTAACTACTATATCCCTCATCCAAGTGGGAGCGTGAAATACTCCTTGTCTTCCTTTCATAAAATCGTAGAAATCTATAAAACTATAAAGATCGGATTTGCTATGGAAGTCAACCCGAGCTTTATGCTCAATATACGACTCATACCACAAACTATCTACGAGTCTTGCTCCTAAAAATTCAAGTACGTTGAAATCTGTATTTATGTTTAACTCAATTTCATCTATCCAATTTGGCGCAGTATCAAAAACTGGATATCCGTTGTATTCAGTATAGGTTGAAACATCACCTTGATAGTCCTTTGTGATATCGGAATCAAAAACCTCCTCTGCGATAA